AAGAAATTCTGTTTTAAAAGAAAAACTTAGTAATATAAACAATGATACTAATATAATTAAAAGTAAGATAGAACAACAAACAAAATACATAAGAGATATCGCAGCTGTTACAGAAGAAAATAAAAGTAAATATGAAAAGCAAATTAAAAAAGGTAAAGAAAAGATAAAGAAGCTGCAAGATGAAAATAATAATATAAGTAAAGAACTTGAAAATAATACTGCAAGCGATGAACTAAAGAGTTTGCAAAAAGAAAAAAATAATGTTATTGCACACATAGCACAAGTAAAACAAGAAATGAAAGGTATTGCTAAACGTGGTATGTTTCTAGAAAAAAATGATGTATGCCCTACATGTGATCAAACTATAGAAAATAAAGATAAACTCATACTTGATACAAAGAATGAAGCTTATCAAGTTCAATCAACATTAAATATGGTTGAAAGTAATGGTAGTGTTATTGATAATAAAATTGAGTCTATAGAAAAAATAATAAAGAAGATAAGAGAAAAAACAGATACTATGAATGCTAATAACAGAGAAATAGTATCGCTTAATCAAAGTAACGAAGAATTAAAAAGATATTTAGAAAGTGAAGTTGCTGCAGACTTAACAGGTGCCAGAAACGATTTGCAACAAATGAACGTAGATAAAGAATCTTTGTTTGAAGAAAAACTAAAAGTCAATGAACAATACAGTTATAATAATGTTATAGCAGAAATGTTAAGAGATACTGGAATAAAAACTAAAATAATAAAACAGTATCTGCCAGTAATTAATAAATTAGTAAATCAATATTTACAAGTACTTGATTTCTTTGTTTCATTTAATCTTGATGAGAACTTTAATGAAACAATAAGATCAAGACACAGAGATGACTTTACTTACGATTCTTTTAGTGAAGGTGAAAAACAAAGAATCGATCTATCTTTATTGTTTACTTGGAGACAGATAGCAAAGATGAAAAACTCTGTCGCAACTAACTTATTAATATTAGATGAAACGTTTGATTCATCATTAGACCATGACGGTATTGAAAATTTATTAAAAATATTAAATACTTTAGATAATGATACAAATACATTTATAATATCACATAAAGGTGATATATTAGATGGTAAGTTTCAATCAAAAATAGAATTCATAAAAGAAAGAAATTTCTCTAAAATGAAAATATAACTGTGTACATTCAGTATATAATGTGTTATTATATAATAATAATTGAAAAGGAAGGTTTATTATGCAACTAAGTGATACTACTCTCGATATACTTCGAAACTATTCAGCAATAAATCAAAACCTGTTAATCGAACCAGGTAATGTTATTAAGACTGTAAATGAATCTCGTACGATATTATCTACAGCGACAATTGCTGAATCATTTCCTAAAGAAATAGGAATATATGATTTAAATGAATTTATAGGCGCAATGAGTTTGGTACAAAAACCAACACTCGATTTTAAAGACGAATATATTACTTTATCAGATGAAAGTGGAAGAGCCAGCGTAAAATATTTTACTGCGGCAAAAGAAACATTAACAAAACAACAAAAGACACTTTCAATGCCAGAGGCAGATGTTAAGTTTAAACTTGATAATGATACATTTAACAAGTTAAAGAAAGCTGCATCAACTCTTGGTCATAAAGAATTATCAATAACAGCAAAAGATGGTGTGTTAAGTCTCTCAGTAGTTGAGAATCAAAATGCAACTTCAAATGCTTTTTCTATTGATATGGACGGTGAATTTAAACAGGACGCTGTTTTTAATTTCATCTTGAATTTCGATAATCTTAAGTTACTTCCAGGTGACTATGATGTAGAAATATCTTCAAAACTAGTGACACAATTTAGTATGGATAATTTGAAGTATTGGATTGCTGTCGAAAAAACTTCAACATACGGAGCATGACATGTCAGATAATATAACTCAATTAAAAGACCTTGCAAACAAGGCAAGTAGAAGTACAGTAGCAGTGATTGATGCTGTAACTCAAAGAGGTGGATTTAAAGGCGAAGAGCTTTCCACCATTGGCGGACTAAGAGACCAATGTATTCAAATCATTCAAATAAGTGAAGCTATCCAGCAAGAGGATGCTATGAAAGATACGAGTACAAAGAAACCAGAAGAAAAGAAATAATGTCTGAACAGTTTCTATGGGTTGAAAAGTACAGGCCAAAAACAGTCAATGAGATTGTTTTACCTAAGAACTTAAAAGAAACCTTCCTTAAAATTGTCGATAGCGGTGAACTCCCTAATATGTTACTTACCGGTACGGCAGGCTTAGGTAAAACCACAGTAGCCAGAGCTCTATGTACAGAGCTCGGCTGCGATTATATTTTAATTAACGGTTCAGAAGAAGGTAATATTGATACGCTAAGAAATAAAATAAAGCAATTTGCTTCAACAGTTTCGTTACAAGGTGGCTATAAAGTTGTAATACTAGATGAAGCGGATTATTTAAATCCGCAATCCACACAACCTGCGCTTCGTGGATTTATTGAAGAGTTTGCAAAAAATTGCAGATTCATACTAACTTGTAACTTTAAAAATCGAATCATTGAACCGCTACATTCAAGATGTGGTGTCTATGAGTTTAATACTAGCAAAAAAGATATGGCTGAACTTTGCACTTCATTTATGGAACGTGCAAAAGATATATTAGAAAAAGAAAATATTAAGTGCGATAATAATGCATTAGCAAATTTGATTATGAAGTTTGCGCCTGATTGGCGTAGAATACTGAATGAGCTACAAAGATACTCAGTAAATGGTGCTATTGATATAGGAATAACAAACGCACTTGATGATAAAAATTATGACGACTTATTTAAGTTTCTTAAATCAAAAGACTTTAAGAAAATGCGTAACTGGGTTGTTAATAATATAGATACAGATGCAAGTGCAATCTTTAGAGCAGTGTATGATAGAATGCAAGATAAAGTAACACCACAGTCGATACCACAACTTGTACTTATATTAGCTGACTATCAATATAAAAATGCATTTGTTGCTGATCATGAACTTAATGTAGTAGCATGTTTAACGGAGGTTATGTCAGATGTACAATTCAATTAAATTAACTTTATACACTCAAGACGACTGCTTTTATTGTAAAGAAATGAAAAGAAAGTTAGTTGAATGGGATTTTGATTTTAGAGAAATAAACGTAAGTTATGATATGTTTGCCAAAGATTTTTTAAAACAAAAAGGACATCGCACGGTACCACAGCTTTACTGGAATAATACTCATGTAAATAAAGTACCTACACCTGAACTTACTTACGAGCACGTAGTAAGTGAATTAGATTATGAAAATTATATAGGCGGAGTGGAAGATTGGTCAGTAAGAAAAGCGTAGCAATAGTTGGTGGTGGTATTGCTGGTGTAACCACGGCGTACTTTCTAGCAAAAAAAGATTATAAAGTAAGACTTTTTGATCCAGAAGGAATAGCTCATCAATGTAGTTATGCCAATGGAGGTCAGCTTTCTGTTTGTAATGCAGAAGTTTGGAACACATACAGTAATATTATAAAAGGTATCAAGTGGATTAACAAAGCTGGTGCACCTCTTGCGTTTAGAATGGATCATTGGTCTTGGGAAAAAGTAAAATGGATTGCAGGATTTATAGGTGCAACAATAACAAACTCATATGATTATAATACAAGAAAAACAATTGAATGGAGTTTGCGCTCAAGAAAACTTTATAAAAAATTAATTAGAGAATTGAATCTTGACTTTAATCAGAAAGATTGTGGAATACTTCACATATATAAAAATGAAAAGTCTTGGTATAAAGCTCAAAAAACTTTAGAAAGATTTAAAGATACTGGCTGGGGTCGAGTCGTAAAGAAAGGTAACTTACTAAAGTATAAAATTAAAACTAAAGAAATAGTAGGTGCAACTTTTACTAAAGGTGATTCTGTTGGTGACATACATAAATTTTGTCAACAAATATCAAACTACTTATATCATAATTTTGATTACAGAATAAACGTAAACAAGATAGTTGCTAATAAAGAGATAAAATATTTATCTGGTAAGAGAGATCATGCAAAAACACTTGATGAGTTAAAAAGTGAATATGATGAAGTAGTCATATGTGCTGGTGCTTATACGTCTTTTCTATTACCACATTTGAATATATATCCAATAAAAGGATATTCTATTTCATATCATCACGATACAGAAATGCCAACAACATCAATACTAGATGATGACGCAAAGATTGTAGCATCACCATTTTCAAATAACGTGTTTAGAGTTGCTGGTACCGCAGAGTTAGCTGGTTGGAATCATGATATTAGAATGGATAGAATAAAACCATTAAGAAGATGGGTAAGAAAAAATACTTTTGTTAAAGATAGTAGACCAGAGAACTGGGCTTGTTTAAGACCGATGACACCGAATATGATGCCTATCGTAACTAAAACAAAAGGCGTTTGGGTAAATAGTGGTGCAGGTCATTTAGGCTGGACTATGGGAATGGCTCTAGCAGAAAAGGTAACGAATGATATATTCAAAAGTTAAAAAAATTCTAGATAAAGAAATAAAGAGACAAGATAACACTATTGAATTAATAGCAAGCGAAAACTTTGCAAGTCAGGCTGTTATGGATTTGTGTGGTAGTGTATTTACAAATAAGTATGCAGAAGGATATCCAGGCAAAAGATATTATAACGGTTGTAAGTACATGGATAAGATAGAAGACTTAGCAATTGAAGAAGCAAAAAACTTATATAAATGTGTTTTTGCAAACGTACAACCTCATAGTGGCGTAAACGCAAACACTGCAGTTTATCAGGCACTTATGAATCCGGGTGATACCATATTAGGAATGGATTTAGCAAGCGGTGGTCATTTAAGTCATGGAGCACCACCTACGTTAAGTGGCAAAGTTTACAAGTCTATAAGTTACGGTGTAAAAGAAGATGGCTTAATAGATTATGAAAAGATAGAAAAGATTGCAGCAATACACAAACCTAAAGTTATAGTTGCAGGTGCAAGCGCATATCCAAGAAAAATAAATTGGCAAAGTTTTAGATATATTGCTAACATGGTTGGTGCTAAGTTAGTATGTGATATGGCACATTATAGTGGTTTGATTGCTGCAGAAGAATACCCGAGTCCTTTACCTTACGCAGATGTAGTAACAAGTACTACACATAAAACATTACGTGGTCCTCGAGGTGGAATGATATTATGGAATGATGGTGATTTAACAAAAAAAATTAACAGTTCAATATTTCCAGGGACTCAAGGTGGTCCACTAATGAATATTATTGCAGCAAAAGCACAGTGTTATATTGAAGCACAAGAAAAAAGTTTTAAAGATTATATAAAGAATGTTATTGCTAACGCAAAAGTTATGGCAAAAACATTTGAAGAAAATGGATTACCTGTGTTAACCGGTGGAACTGATAGTCATATCATATTAATTGATCTAAGTAAGAATAAAATTAGTGGTAGAGAAGCTGCAGATAGATTAGAAGAAAACGGAATAACAGTTAATAAGAATGGTGTACCTAACGATCCACGTAACTTTGTAGAAACAAGTGGAATAAGAATAGGTACTGCAGCAGAAACAACTAAAGGCCACGATAAAAAATGGTTTACAAATCTAGCAAAAAGGATTATAATAATATTAAATGGTTGAAATGGAAATGATAAATCAGTTTGTTAATCAGCTTGCAATGTGCGAGCTATTATCAGCACACAGCTTAATACAACCTTCTATGGCATTTGAATGTGATCAAATACAAACGTTTATAAAAGAATCGTACTTTGATAATGATTACAACGCTTTTATAAAATGGTGGGATGCAGTTGTAGTACCAACTATCGCTGAGTTTCAAACAATGCTAGAAAGTAAAATGCAATGAATCCTTTTAAATTTACGGATGCAATAAATTATACTAAACAAGATATAATGATTGATGACATTACAGAAAAAGCTTATAATCCTTTTTTAATTAATAGATCACTATCATACTTTCCTGATACTGTATTAGCAGCAAATGAAATGAATCGTAACCATCATATTGACAATCGCCTTCAATTTGATTTTTTTATAAATATAATTAGAAAACGTAAAAGATTTTCTAAATGGTTTAAACCAGAACAAATAAGTGACTTGGAGATCGTTAAAGAATACTATGGTTACAGCAATGAAAAAGCCCGCCAAATTTTAACACTCCTATCCACTGAACAAATAAATGAATTGAAAACTAAGGTGGCCAAAGGTGGAAGAAAATAATATAGTAGAATGGAACCCTAACAATATGTTAGAGGTTACGTTAAATGAGCCAGATGATTTTTTAAAGATAAGAGAAACGTTAACTCGTATAGGTGTAGCATCTCGTAAAGATAATAAACTTTATCAATCATGTCACATTCTACACAAACAAGGACGATACTTCATAGTACATTTCAAAGAATTATTCTTATTAGATGGAAAGAAATCTAACTTAGAAGAAAATGATGTTGCAAGAAGAAATACAATAGCAACCTTAATGAGTGATTGGGGTTTATTAACAGTAGATAATAAAAACAACTTGAATCCTATTGCTCCTCTAAGACAAATTAAAATAATATCTTATAAAGATAAAGGACAATGGGAACTTTGTCCAAAATATAATATAGGTAATGGAATAAAAAATTAACTTTACCTATGTACTTTTAAAAAAAAAGTACTATATATAATATAGGATGCCGAATAACTCGGGTCCGTTACAATAACCTTGCTTAATAGGAGGATACTATGACTGGAAATTTTGTTTTCCCAAGGAACGCTTTTTTAGGTTTCGACCATATTTTCGATGCATTACAAGATATACATGTACATGCAAACGATGGATACCCACCACACAATGTTGTAAGAGACGGTGAACAGAAATACATCATCGAGATGGCTGTTGCAGGTTTCAATAAGAAAGACATTGAGATTAAGGTGAAGGAGCATATCCTAACCATCAAAGGAAATAGGGACAAGCGTAGAGAAGCAGATGCTTATGTTCACAAAGGAATAAGTGGACGCAAGTTTGAAAAGTCATTCAGACTGTCGGAATATACCGAAGTAACTGGTGCCGATCTGACGGATGGAATACTAACTGTCAAACTAGAAGTAATTTTACCGGAAGAGAAGCAGCCTCGTACAATTAATATTAAATAATTTAACGAGGATTAAAATGACAACAATGCAACTCACTGCATCAGTATGCAGTTTCTGTGACGCAGTAGCGTTAAAATTCAAAAGTGTACTTAAGAAATGGCAGTTTGCTAGACAGATGTCTGCAAATAGAATTGTTGCTGAGCAATTAATACACTTAGGACATCATAATCAGAAAGAGTATAATCAGATTCTACAAAAGATGAATGATAATACTATCAATGAATATTACGAAAAATACTAATAACTAAGGCGGGGTCTTCCCGCCTTTTTTATTATAAATAGTAATTTATAGGAGGTGACTATGAATATAGAACAGTTACGAAAAGAACTTGAAGTGGATGAAGGAGTTAAGTATGAAATATATAACGATCATCTTGGCTTTCCTACTTTCGGTATCGGTCATTTGGTTAGGGATGACGACCCTGAAGATGGAGAACCAGTTGGTACACCTGTCTCATCAAATAGAGTCATTGAAGCCTTCAACGAAGACGTTGAAACAGTGCTTAGCGACTGCGCAATATTATATGATGACTTCGATGACTTGCCAGAAGAAGCTCAACTAATAATAGCAAACATGATGTTTAATCTTGGAAGACCAAGACTTTCTAAATTTAAAGGTATGAAGTCCGGAGTTGATTCTAGAGATTGGAATAAAGCTGCAGATGAAATGGTAGATTCTGCATGGTATAGACAAGTAACAAATAGAGCTGAAAGACTTGTAAGAAGAATGAGAGCAATAGATGAGTGATGATTTAGATTTTGACTTTGGTTTTACTGCTGTAACTGAAGATGAGTTAGAAGCAGTACAAAAAACTAAAACCACTGCAGAAGGTGCACAAGATAAACTTGACAAACTTTATAACGCAATAACACCATTGTTAACTAATTTAAAAAAGAATCCAGAGAAAGAATACATTCTTTGGCCAAATAGATTAAAAAAAGTAGAAGAGTTTGAGGATTATATTCAAAAAATTTATATGAATTAATCCTTTACTTTTACTTAAAAATGTAGTATAATAAATTATATGGTAAAATTTAAAACATTTTTATTAGAAGCAGCAGGTAAAGGTCTAACAATGTTTGACGTTGATGAAACAATGTTTATGACTAAAGCAAAAGTACATGTTGTAAAAAATGGAAAGGTTATTAAAAAACTAGATAATCAACAATTTAACACATATAAGAAAAAACCTGGTGAAGAGTTTGATTTTGGTGAATTTAAAAATGCTGAAGTTTTTAACAGAACGTCTACACCAATCGCAAGAATGATTAACAAAGTAAAAGTTATTTTAAGAAATGCTGTTAGAAAAGGTTCAAGAGTTATAATAGTAACTGCTAGACCAAACTTTGATAATAAGAAATTATTCTTAGATACATTTAGAAAACAAGGGATTGATATAGATAAAATCTATGTCGAGAGAGCTGGCAACCTTGGCGGTGGTCCAGCAGCAGAAAATAAGAAAGTTATCTTTCGAAAGTACTTAGATCAAAAAATTTATAAAAGAATAAGATTGTTTGATGATGCAAGAAGTAACTTAAAAGCTTTCTTATCATTACAAAAAGATTATCCTGATGTAAGCTTTGAAGCATTCTTGGCAAAACCAAATGGTTCAGTTTCAAGGGTAAGATGATAAACTTAACAAGTTCAGCAAAAAATTATTTAACAGACACTACCAAAAAACATAATAAAAAATATGCTTATCTTGGTGTTTTAGGTGGTGGCTGTTCTGGTTTTCAATACGAGTGGAGCATGACAGATGAAACTGAAAAAGGTACTCTTATTGAAAACATATTAGTATTAGATAAACTAGCAGAGATGTTTGTTATAGGATGCACAGTAGATTATGTACAAGAGTTTGGCGGCTCTTATTTGAAAGTTATCAATCCAAATGCCACAGCACAATGTGGTTGCGGAGAATCATTCGCCGTTTAATTAACATGTTAATAACAAAACTGTGTACTTTTACTAAAAAGTATGGTAGAATATTATTATAATCAAGGGAGAACATATGACTAAATTACAACAACATTATATTAATTTTCAATCACAACCAACAATTCCACAAAAAATTCTTTACTTACAAAATAATCAAAAAGAATTATCAACTTATAACATCAATATACCAAACTTAATTTCACATTGGTATAAACAAAAAGAATCATAATGGCATTTTACACCAACGTACTTCGGTACAAAAACAATATATACTATCGCGGTTACTCAGATAACGGCGATAGAGTTATGCGTAAAGATTATTATCAGCCAAAGTTCTATGTGACATCTGAAAAGAACAGCGCAAAGAAAAGTCTTGATGGTTATAACGTTGGCTCATTAGAATTTGATAGTATGTATGAAGCAGGTCAATGGTATAAAAGCAACATCGATGTTTCAGGACGAACTATATATGGTAATAAAAAATTTGTACAACAATACATAACAGAAAAGTTTCCAAGAGAAATAAAATTTAATCGTGAGTTTATAAACGTAGGTACGTTCGATATTGAAACAGATTATGATAGTGGCTTTCCGCATCCTAATGAAGCATCACAAAGAATATTATCAATATCGTATAAATCAAGTAAATCAAAACTTTATCATGTTTGGGGCTATGGCAACTATGACACAAACAAAGCACTAATACAACCTGTTACATATTATAGGTGTAAAGATGAAGCAGAACTTTTACAGAAGTTTATAGAATTTTGGTCGCATCCAAATAATACACCAGATATTATTACAGGTTGGAATACAAGGTTTTTCGATATACCATACGTTATGAATCGTACAGCAAAGATATTAGGTATAGGTGAACTTGTAAAGTTTTCACCATGGGGTTTAAAATCAGAACACAGACAAATTAGAAGACGTGGCAGTGAAAATGATGTATATGAAATCCCTGGTATACAAACTCTTGATTACATGGAATTATTTCAAAAGTTTGGTTATACCTACGGTGCACAAGAATCTTATGCGTTAAATCATATTGCGTATGTTGTTCTAAATGAAAAGAAACTTTCTTATGAAGAATCAGGTTCACTTAAAAATTTATATAAAGATGATTATCAAAAGTATATCGATTATAATATGAAAGATGTACAACTCGTTGATAGGTTAGAAGAAAAACTTGGCTTGATTACTTTGGCTATGACTATGGCATATAAAGGTGGTGTGAACTATCAAGACACGTTTGGTGTTACTGCAATATGGGAATCAATCATTTATCGTAGGCTAAATGAAAATAATATTGTAACACCATTGACACAAAAAATCGATAATTACAGACCTGTAGGTGCAACCGATTATTCTGTCAAATGTCCGTCTTCAGTCTTTCGTGAAGAAGGCAGAACACATCAAATAGCAGGTGGCTATGTTAAAGATCCAAAAGCTGGTAAGTATGAATGGGTGGTATCATTTGATTTAAACTCACTATATCCAAACATTATTGTTCAAAACAATATGTCACCAGAAACTTATAATGAACAAACACCTAATAGTAGTTTTGCTAAAGCAGGTAAAGAAGGTTATGAAACATATTATCGAAAAGACAAACAAGGTGTTTTACCAAAAATAATTAAAGAATATTATGATGAACGTGTTTCTATAAAGAAACAAATGTTAGCAGCAAAAAGTCAAATGCAAAAAGGTTATACATTTGAACTTGATAAAGAAATAAGTAATCTTGATAACAGACAAATGGCTATTAAGATTCTACTAAACAGTTTATACGGCGCACTTGCAAATAAACATTTTTTATATTTTTGCCAAGGTTTAGCAGAAGGTGTAACACTTACAGGTCAACGTGCAATTAAATGGGCTGAAGCTACTATGAACCGTGAATTACGAAAGCTTTTGAAAACAGAAGATGATTATGTAATCGCTATCGATACAGATTCATTATATGTAAATTTTGGTCCACTTGTAGAAAAATTTAATCCAGCAAATCCAATATCTTTCTTAGATAAAATTTGTAAAGAACATTTTGAACCATCAATTAAAAAAGATTATGCAAAGTTTTTTGAAGTTCTTAATTCATATGAAAACAGAATGATGATGGCAAGAGAAGCAATTGCTGATGTCGGTATTTGGACAGCCAAAAAAAGATACATACTTAATGTGTATGATAATGAAGGCGTTAGATATAACGAACCTCAATTAAAGATTATGGGTATTGAAGCGATTAAATCATCTACTCCAGAAATAGTACGTAATAAATTTAAAGAAGTTTTTAAATTAATTGTATCGAGTACTGAAAGTGAAACACAAAAATTTATATTAGATTTTAAAAATCAATTTAAAAATTTATATCCTGAAGATGTTGCGTTTCCAAGAAGAGTTACCAATATAACTGACTGGTATGATAGAAGAAGAATATTTAAGAAAAGTTGTCCTATTCATGTAAGAGGCGCGTTACTACATAATTATTATATAAAACAAAATAAACTTGAAAACAAGTATGAGCTTATAACAAATGGTGACAGAATAAAATTTGTTTATTTAAAAATGCCAAATGCTATAAGACAAAACGTTATTGCATTTAAAGACGTACTACCAAAAGAATTTAAATTACATAATCAAATAGACTATGATTTACAATTTGATAAAACATTTATTGAACCACTAAATTTAATTTTAAACCCTATCGGCTGGAGAGCTGAAGAAATAGCAACCTTGGAGGATTTTTTTGTATGAGTAAAAACTGGTTTCATGATATGAAAGTTATGCACCAAAAGTTTGGTGTAAACAAATGGATGCAGGCTGAACAACAGTCTGATGTAGAGTTTAAAAGACTAAATAAGTTTATGCAGTTCAGACTTGCTATGATGCAAGAAGAACTTGATGAAACAAAGAAAGCTTATGAAGAACAAAACGCAGAAGAAATGGTTGATGGCATGATTGACTTATGTGTGTTTGCGATTGGTACGCTGGAAGTATTTGGTGTTGATGCAAGCAAAGCATGGGATGAAGTGTTTAAAGCTAATATGTCAAAAGAAGTAGGAATAAAAAAAGGTCGTCCAAATCCTTTAGGTTTACCAGACTTAATGAAACCAGAAGGTTGGAAAGGACCAAATCACGAAGGTAATCATGGAAATATCTCTGACTCTTTTCAATAGTATTTTTGATAATAAAACTACGCAAAGACTAACATTTAAAAACTTTGATGGTTTTGAAAAAGCATTATATGGATTGTCAAAGCGTAAAATAAAATCAAAGAAAGATGCTCCCTTGATGTCACCAGCTTGTTACAAGCCTGACACCACTCGTAAGAATGATAATGTTACAATGTGGTCAAGCTGGTGTGCAGTTGATGTTGATGATTTTAAATATGAAGGAGACTTATATGGAAATCTACGTACACGCTTTGGTAATTATAAGTTCGTTTGTTATTCTACTGCTAGCTCTACACAATCTTTACCAAAGTTTCGCCTTGTCTTTCCTCTTACAAAAACAGTTCCGGCTGAAAAGATTCGACACTTTTGGTTTGCTCTCCAAACGGAACTCGGCGACCTCGGTGATAAACAAACCAAAGATTTATCTCGCATGTATTATATACCAGCAGAATATGATAATGCTTTTAACTTTATCTTTAGTAACTCTGGCAATCCTATCAATCCAGATATGGTTATGAACAAGTACCCTTATCGAGAAAAGAATAGTAATAGTTTTTTCGACAGGTTACCTGAAGACATGCAAAAAGAAATTATTGAACATCGTAAATCAAAACTTGATAATACAAATATAAACTGGTCATCATACAAAAATTGTCCATACTTTCCAAAGCAATTAGAAAAAGAATATCGAATGATAAGTAACACAGGTTGGTATCATAAAATGTATCAAATCATGGTGGCCACTGCAGGTAATGCAATTAAAAACAAATATCCAATAACAGCACAAGAAATAACATCGTTATGTAGAGAACTTGATGTTGAAACTGGTAACTGGTACAAATCAAGGCCAATGGAAAAAGAAGCTGATAGAGCTCTTGAGTACGTATATAAAAACATTTAACATATTAACAACTTTTTTGTGTACATTTACTTAATTTTGTAGTATAATATTATTATAAAATTAAAAAGGGAGTATAATGGCACATCCATCAGAAATAATCAATACAAATAAACACCCGTTTACTGGTGTAACATGGCCAGTTACAGGTTCAAAAGGTGATGAATATAAAGTTACTATGTACGATAGTGGTTTCAGTTGTACATGTATAGCATTTAGAAAGTGTAAACATATTAAAGAAGTTGAAAAAAGAATTGTAGGAGATAGTTAACATGTTATGTTTATTTTTTCAAATAAGTGAAAAAAAAGGTGTACAAAGCCTTTTTTTTAGTGTATAATATAATTATAAAATAAAAAATTAAGGGAGTTAAATATGAATCAGTTAGAATTATTTACAAACAGTTGGGGTGTAAACTCAGGTTTCGAAAGATTAAGAGATGAGTTAAACAATCTTATACCAGCATCTGGTAAGTGTGAATTTTCACAATCAAAAAACAAGCATTTAGAAAAGTTTAGAAAAGCACAAAACGCTGCTTATGATTTCTTTAACAATGGTCTTTGTAACAAAAGAGGATTGTTTGTAAGTATCTTTGCTGAAAATGAAAATTACTATATTGATAAGTGGAATATTCCTACTCAAAAGTCTTTCAGATATTTTACTAAGGATAGTTTCAATATGTGGGAAGATAACATTGAAAAAATCTTAACTCCAATCATTATAGCTGCTGCTAAAGAACAGGGAGTTAAGTAATGAAAAAGTTCGCTATTACATTCATCATGAAGAATGGTGATAAATGGGTTACCAATAAAGATACAAGAAAACAAATGAGTGAAGTCATTCAGTCTGTTTTAAATGACGGCAGTGTTAGCGAAGGCTATGGTAATCAGGTTGTAAAATTTTCAGTGGAGGAGAGAAATGGTTAAATTCGATAATATAATTTACGTTGGTGATAAAGTTAAAACTAAGTTTGGTGTAAGGCAAATTACAAAAATGGAATTAATGCCAGAACCAAGACATTACTCTAAGTGTGGAATAAATGTAAATAAAATGTTTACAAACATGATTAAGTATTGTATAATAGACTTAGATGACAGGCATTTTGTATATGGAGATGAAATTGAAAGAATCAGTTAAAGTTTTAAATGAATGCATTGCTTTACAACTTAAAAAGTCTGAAGACTATCAAAGTAAAAATTCAAATGTAAAACAAGCAATGCACTATAGACGTGGTGTCGATAGCATACATGATATTATTCAAGGTAAATGTTATCGTGCACAGTCACTATTAGAAAGTACAGGTGATCCAAATTTTGAATCACTCGAAGATACATACAAAGATATAATTAACTATTGTTCGTTTGCAGTATCTTATATGCGTGGTAAAATGGAAGGCCAATCTTCTGATAGAGATATGTTTAATAAAACAATAGAACATCCTTTAAGAAAGATTAAATTATGATACATCCAAATACAACTGATATAAAACATTACTTTATTGATGCGTTAGCCAATGAAGAATTTGTAACTGATAGAACCGGACAAAAGACTATTGAAATGATTGGTGCATCTTTTATGGCTGATAAACCAGCAATATTTGGTACTCCAAACGAATCATATATAGAGATAGAAAAAGCATGGTACGAAAGTCAATCAACAAATGTAAACTGGATGTCAGATACTTATAATCGAAACGTACCAAAATGTTGGATTGCTTCTGCAAATACTTATGGTGAAATTAATTCGAACTATGGCCAAATAATTTATTCTGATAAGTATCATCATCAATATGGTAGAGTACTTGATGAATTACTAGCCAATATTGATGGCAGAAGATCTACAATGATTTACACAAGACCAAGTATATGGGAGGAATATAATGAAGATGGTAAGAATGATTTCATATGTACTAACGCCGTTACTTATTACATACGCGATGGTAAAATACACTGCGTTGTCCAAATGCGCTCTAACGATGTCGTGTATGGATATAAGAATGACTATGCTTGGCAGCTTCATGTTTTAAAAGAACTAACTAAAGATTACAATGACTGTTACTTATCAAATGCTGCAGATGCAGATTATAGAAAAGAAATGGAAGTTGGCGATATAATATGGCAAGTACAAAACTTGCATGTATATGAAAGGCACTTTGATCTTGTCAAATAAATGGGATAAAAGATTTTTAGAAATGGCTAAACTTGTGGCGTCGTGGTCGAAAGATCCTTCTACACAAGTTGGTGCTGTAGCTGTAAGAAATAGAACTGTTATAGCTCAAGGTTATAATGGTTTACCTAGAGGTATGAGAGATACTGATGATAGACTTACAGTTCGACCACTTAAAATTAAAATGATAGTTCATGCAGAAATGAACGCAATATATAATGCTGCGGAAAACGGTGTGTCATTAAAAGATTCAACCGTTTACGTTGTAGGATTGCCAGTTTGCCAAGAATGTGCAAAAGGTTTAATTCAAGTTGGTGTAAAAAGAATAGTAACACCGCAACAAGATATACCAGAAAAATGGCAAAAGTCATGTGGTAATGCTCATTTATTTTTTGAAGAGGTAGGTATAAAATGGGATTGGATAAGGTTGTAATTGTTGGTCAAAATCCTTCTGGTGCTGAAAAGCCAAAGAAGAATGATACAATAGATAGATTATTAAACTGGTGTACAGCATGGGGTTTAACTAATTTTGAATTTATGAATTGCAGCGATGATGTCGGTGAAAAGTATACAATTGATTTTAATAAGTTAGTTAAATGTGAGGAAGCAAATAAAGTTATTGCACTTGGTAACGTTGCATCTGATTCATTACGTAAAGTAAATGTAGAACATTTTAAAATGCCACATCCATCTCCAAGAAATAGACAACTTAACGATAAACAATTTGAAAAAACTATGATACGTAAATGCTATAACTACTTACAAGGATAATATTATGAAGATACTCGTTACAGGAATGAATAAAAATCAAGTTACTGAAAACTTTTATTTAAGACAACAGTTAAAAGTTGTTCCATCACATTATTCTTTACTAAGATGTTTAAGAGATATGGGTCATGAAGTTGAACAAAGGATTGTAAAAGTTGGTGAAGACTTATCTAAATATGATAGAGTGATTTGCTTTCTTGCATCACCTACGCAAAGATTACAGTTAACTTTTTATAATGGCTTGTGGTCAATATTCAACATTGATAAGAGTAAATTAATATTAGCATTTGATGATTGGAAATGTCCATGGATATTTAAGGACATACAAAAGACAAACAATAAAGAAGGTTTACTTAAAGACTTTTTAATTGGTCAGAATGTAACAGATCCGCAAATAAGTAAAGAATTTTTAGAACCTTATGTTGATCAGTTATTAGAAGCTGTAGACTTTCTTGATAAGAAAGAAGCACCTGTATTATTATCAGTATTTGCTACAGGTGACATGACTAAACTATTAGAATATCCAAAAGATAAGTTGATGAATTATAATCCTAACCCTTATCATAGGAACAGAAAACCTGGTGATAGAGGTGATGTTGAGATTCATAACTTAAATTTTATGGAAGCACAACTACAACCGACTTATGAAGAAGACTTTATAAGTCCAGAAAATAAAGAAATGAAATTTAACTTTGCATCATTAGCACACGGTAAAACACAAAGTTGGTTAAAGAAACAAAATGTTCCATGGGACATCGAATATTTTGGTTCACGTAAAGATAACCAAAGAAGACTTGGTGAAGGTGATATGTGCCAAGTTTATTCAGAACAATGGGGTTGTTTGATGCCAGGGTATGAACATTCAGGTTCAGGCTGGTGGAGAGCAAGACCATTACAGGTTGCTGATGCCGGTTCAATCTTGATTGGTGATTATGAAGAGCTTATGGTATTATACGGTAATGAAGAAGCGGCATCAGTAAAAGCATCAGATCTTGAAGGTATGAATACACAACAATTGAAAGACCTAGCCGAGCTACAAAAAAACTCGATATATAGTAAACATCCGTTGGATAAGACTATACAACAAAATGAATTAAAGAAGGCTTTAAATATATGAAAATATTAGTTGTAGGTGCAGGTTTTTCTGGTGCAGTCATTGCACATCAGTTAGCAAAAGCTGGCCACGATATAATAGTCATAGATGAAAGAGATCACATAGGTGGTAACGCTTATGATTATACAAATGATAAAGGAATAAGAATTCATAAGTATGGTCCTCATTTGTTTCATACTAATAATAAGAAAGTATATGATTGGATAACACAGTTTGATGAATGGGTGCCGTATAAACATAAAGTAAAAGCACAACTTAAAGATGGCAAGTATGTAACTTTACCAGTTAATAAAGAAACAAAAGAAATAGTAGGAGAAGAAAATATCATAAGTACATTTTTTGCGCCATATACTTATAAAATGTGGGGCAAAACAATTGAAGAACTTGATCCATCTATAATTAAAAGAATACCAAGTCGAGATGATGATAACGAATTTTATTTTCCAAATGATTTATATCAAGTGTTACCAAAAAATGGTTATACAAGAATATTCGAATTGATCTTAGATGAAAAAAATATTAGTGTAAATGTTTCTCAAAGGTTCGAAAAAAGAATGGAAAAAGAATTTGATCATATTTTTAATTCTATGCCAATTGATGATTACTTTAATTATGTGTATGGCGCATTACCGTATCGTTCAATAAAGTTTCATCATGTCGATTTACCTATGACAAGAGTGTTACCAACTGGTACAGTAAACTTTACGCATAATGGACCACACACAAGAGTTACAGAATGGAAAGTACTTCCATGCCATGGCAGTAATGATCAGTTTACAACATTAACTTATGAAGAGCCATGTGATTACAGTGTTAATAATTTTGAAAGATACTATCCAGTAAAAGATGTGAATGGTGAAAACAGAAAAAAATATGAACAATATAAAAAACATATACAACCAAACATGACTTTCATAGGGCGTTGTGGTATGTATGTTTATATTGACATGCATCAAGCAATTAACTCAGCATTATCAACAGCAGAAAAATTTTTGGAGAATAACAAATGAAAATAGCAATAACTGGTTCAAGAGGTTTTATTGGTAGCCATCTTAAAACAAGATTAGAAAAAGATGGACATGAAATAATCGAATGGGATTTAAAACAAAATCCATCGAAGTGTATAAAAGATATTGATATACGACAAATTTATGGAACAGATTATGTTATTCATCTTGCTGCATATGCTGATGTAAGACAAAGTTTAAAAGAGCCAGAAAAATACTGGAAAAATAATGTAGAAAATACTACACGTATACAAAAAATTTGTCATTACAATAACATACCATTGATGTATGCATCTTCATCTTGTATTCATAACTGGTGGTTATCACCTTATGGCACGAGTAAAAAGGTAAATGAAGAGACTGCACATGATCAACAGGTTGCATTAAGATTTACCACAGTTTACGGTGATGGTGCAAGAGAATCAATGTTGATTGGAAAATTATTAGATGGTTCAATTGCATACCTTACAAGACACGTAAGAGATTTTATACACGTAAGTGATGTAGTAGAAGCGATAGTGCTTTTAATGAATAAAGATATTAGATTATTAAAACCTGCATATGACATCGGCACTGGAATTGGTAATGTTGTAGAAGAACTTGGTAAGCTTGCAGGTTGGGAAGGAATCGAAGTTACAGATGGTGATCCTTGTGAAGCACAAGATAACACTGCAGACATAACTGAACTGAAAGCATTAGGTTGGAAACCAAAGGTTAAAGTTGATGAATATATCATACAAAATACGATACCTAACTAATGAAGTACGCAAGCATAGTACCATTGATTGGCGGAGCTACTATTGCAATGCAAAATGTATTGCAACGAAAACCGGAATATATAATAAGTTATGATGATTTCAAAGCAAACGATAATCACTTGGTGGAATACTACAAAGGAACAGTTCCCTACTATCTTTATGGAGACAATGGGACACCTGACTTACCTAGTGTTGAGGTTATTAATACTGTTTGCCCATGTGCCGGTCTTAGTAGTCTTAGTCCTACAGCTAGTAGCGATGCTGCTGCTAACGATTGGATGCTTACCACTGCTGATTTTGTTTTGGGTACACTCAAACCTCAAGTATTCTGGGGCGAAAATGCACCAGGGCTTGCTTCAAATATCGGCAGACCAGTTGTCAGAAAACTCAGAAAAATTGCTGAAAGCTGTGGATACACTTTCTCGATTTATAAAACGAAGTCTATCTTACATGGGCTTGGACAGGTAAGAAATAGAACTTTTTATTTTTTCTGGAAAGGCGATAAGATACCAAGATTCGAATATATAAAAAGAGAACATGAAAAAATAGAAGATACTATTCGTTCGGTAGAACGAAAGTCAGATGATAAGATGAATGTTCTTACTAATGAAGATATTCCATCTCGTAATCCATATTATAGATACGTACTTGAAGAAATGTGTGGAGGGATTACACATAAAGAGTTTCAAGATACTAAAATAACTCGTTCACAAAACGCTATGGATTATATTGAATGGAACGGTGGCAACTATAAAGATGTTTCAAAATGGATGTACAAACAAGGTTATACAAAACTTGCAGAAAGATGTATGGTTATGGATAAAAAACTTTCTGAAGGTGGAAACATCATGAGAAAGATTTGTCATTTTCC